CGTGCGCTGATCCTCCGATAGATATGGTGCGGAGTGTACCAGTGAGCCATATAAGTATGCGTCTGGCGCTTCAGTAAGCAGCCAGTTAGTCGTATTAGAATCAGATAACGCCGGCACTCGCTGATAGTACAGTAGCTCTACGCCGTAGCTGTCATCTGGGCTAGGGAAGAACTCAAACTGGTTCTCAGAGTGCCTGTAGTATCTTGGGATACCTGTCAGGTCTAAGTAGTTAGCGCGCTTATCGACCATAGCCTGTGAGCTGAGCAGATCGAGGGGCCGTGTATTCGCAGTCGTAATGTTGATGCGGATAGTCTCAAGCCAGTCGCTAGGCTTGGTCATATACTGGCTGTCGATAGTCCCTGTCGCCCGGTTCTCCATCTGGTAATGACGTAGATCACGCGCAAACTGAGCCTCTGCCAGTGAGATAAACGTCGGTATAACCGCCGTCAGGTCATCACGGTTGAGGAAGTCAGCTATGGAGCTTTTCAGCTCTGAGTAGTTAGTAAGTGCCATTACTTCTTCTTCTTGGCTGTCTTAGCAGCTTTCTTGAACTGCTTAGCTGTAGGCGCACCCTTCTCACCTGGCTTTCGCATTTTCTCGCCAGAGCCTGCCTTGATGCGCTTACGCTTCGCTTGAATGTTTGCGTAGAGACCTCGCTTACTTGGCATAAGGCTTCCCTCGCTTTTTACCCTTTTTTCTCTTTCCTGAGCATCCTGGCATTACTTCCAACCCTCCCGCGCCTTGCGCTTTGCTTTCTGCGTTAAGTCGCCGTAGTGAAATAGCGGCTTACTAGATTTGGTGTGCGTCTTACCAGAGTGTAATGATCCATCAGCCATCTTATGCAAGCCACCCTTATGTTCCTTGCCATCCTTCAGATAATGCTTGACGCCCATGCCCATTACTTACTCCTTGACTTAGTGCCTGAACACTTCCATCGCTTACGAGACAACCGAAGCGGTGAGTTAGGATTGGCAGCCGCTTTCGGATGCTTCTTCATCTGACCAGCAGATCGCGCGCAATACGCATCGCCTTTACTGGTTCCGGGCCGTACTCGCGGCTTACCATCCTTGGCTTTACCAGCTTGGCCATACGAGACCTTCTTGCCGGAAGCCGTAACTTTAACTTTTGCCTTACCTTTTCTTGGTGTAGCCATATTATATCACCGTTTACAACAAGAACTCAGTTGCTGCCGTTGGATTATATAAACCGCGCTTCGCTTGAGTGCTAAACTTGAGTAGCCCTTCGACCATATCTTCGACGATTCCTGTATATGCCGGGCTATATCCTCCCAACAATCCTTCTTGCTGTTCGGGGTCTTTTGCTCTCTTGATTGGCAGTATGTCGCCGTAATTGAACTCGTCAGTGTCTTTCTCTGGCAGTTGTGCAAGCAAGCCCTCGGCCTCCTGCCCCGCCGCTACCGCTGCCGCTGTGACTATTGGATTGGCGTTGATGTTAACACCACGGGCTTCTAGCCCACGCAATATGTCTTCCGTAATGCGGCCTGCGTAAGGCTTCATCGTTAACGCGCGAATTTCTCTAGCCGTAGGTCTTTGCGGATCTTGTACTGGTTTCTGTTTCTTTCCATACCTAGCATCTGGCAGTAGCTCAAATATGCTTACTTCTTGATCGGTACGGCCTAGCCCTTGACCAGGAACCCCAGCAGGATATGAGGGGTGGCCGCTCTCAGTCACGATATCTCTGCCAGTAAAGATCTCGCCAATGTTTTGTATGCGAGCGTCTAAAGCATCAGCCTGACCAGGTTCCGTTACCGCAAGCCTTGCCTGACCGATACTCAATCCGCCCTTATTGCGGAAATTAACGTCGATCATGTTCATAAGCTCTTTGCGTAATGAGTCTGGTGCGTTACGGAATGCATCAACCGACCTAGGATCATCGACACCTTTCCAGTCTTTAATTTTTAAGCCATCGCCCACTCTTTTGCCATCCACCATTGAGCCTTTACTAACAAAGCCTCTCACGGCCTTGTCTAACTCTTTTTTCTGCGCCTTACTCATGTTAGTTGAAGCATAACTAAGCATTGTCTCGCCGGTCATGGTGGCAAAATCACCGCCTGTAGGAGCCATACGGAACGGCATATAAAGAGGGTTTTCTCCTGCCTCTGCAGCTTTATTCATGATTTGAGTAACAACACCCGGAGCTGATGCCCATGTCATGCCGGGGTTCTCGAACATAAAGCCCTGTCCGCCTTGCAAGTTGATCGGACGGTCTAACGCCACGTCATTAATGCCGGTCAACAATCCACCTGCCTGCGTTCGATCTGACATCGTGGTAACAAACGGACGCCCCTCTAAGTCGGCCAATGCTATTCGTGGTGCATTCTGAGTGCCACGCTCTTCTATCATGTACGTGGTATCTCGTAGTTTTTCTTGCTCTTTTGCGCGCTTATCGAAGCGCGGATCAAACTCACGACCAAACGCCTTGATTACCCCCGCCTCTGCCTCTTCTGGAGCCATAGCCGCAGCAGCTAACAGTCCTGCACCAGCTACAGGTATGGCACGATCACCAAGGATGTTAGAACCTTTATACTCAGGGTCGAATGCGGCAAATAGGGAGCGCACATTACGAGGATCAAATGTAACTACTTCAGGCGCTAAAGAGCCTCGCTCACCTGCTTTACTGCCGGCGTATCCCATTCCCTCGAGCGTTTCATTTAAGATGCGCTGACCTTCTCTACCGCTAATTTCAGGCCGCAAATCAAATGCGTCAGCACGCTGGATATAGTCACCGCGCAATAGTAAAGGCATGACGTTACCGCCCTCAGCGTAAGGGCTTGGATATCCTGCAAACACAGACGCCTTTGATGGGCTAGGCGTAGTGTAAACGCCCGGCCCCATCTTACCTTTAGCGCTAGGTCTAAACTGGGTAATATCAGCTTCAGTGCCATGATATTGCACGTCGGTAGGATCGAAGCCCATAGCCTCAGCACGTTGCATTCGAGAGGCTGTGTCCATAGGAAGGTCACCAGAAACAATGCGCTCGGCAACCTCATCGGGATACCCGGTAGCGATTAGTTCATCAAGAATGCCACGTAAGCGAGAGCCGATTGCCATAGAGCCTCCAGTGTAGAAAGCCGATTATATCAGACAATACCCTGTAAGTTCCTGCGTATTGGCTCGCCCCAATCTGAGGTCTTACGGTAACCAATAGCCAAATATCTAAATGCGTCTGCGCAGTGTGATGTCCAGTCATGCAATGGGCGCTCGTTCCACACCATCATGGTCTCGTTATATTGCCGGCGATACTGCCGCAGGCAATCGATACCCTTCTCGCACTTATCCTTATCGAAGTAGCATAGGTCAAGCATCGACCTGACTGCCTGGATGCCATCGTCTACGTTGAGCTGTGGCGCGATCTCTACGGGCTTCACACCGAGGTTGTCTAACACCTCTAGCCTTGACCTGCCACTGCCTAGCTCTCTTACCCTGACATCGTGAGGTAAGACGTGCTGCTCATAGACGTAGCCCTTCTCTTGCAGGATACGCGCGTAATGATCCAAGCCCACGCCGGCGTTCTCGTAGTAATCAATCAGCCTTACCTCTGGCCCGACAAATTGAGCAAACCAGATAGACGTGCTATCGCCTACCCCCAAGTCCCATGCCGTCACCACACCGACAGAGCGTTCGTATGGCACACGATCTATCCTGTTCTCGTGTAAGGCATTAGCCATCTCTTGAGTGTAGTACGCGCCCTCTGAGAAGATTCTGAAGTCACCTTCCCATATGTGGTCGTAGACATCCGGTCGCTTCTTGAGGTCTTGCTGGCGCTCCTGTTCCAATACCTCTGGGAACCAAGGATTATCTCGCCAGTTCATCTCAACGATCTTGCACTGGTCTGGCTCTGCTACCCGGAAGCGCTGATGAGTAGCGGAGTGCTTGTTCTCAGGGTTCCACGTTACCCATATCTCAGATTCATCTTCCCGGACGGTAGGTATAAGTTTCTGCCATGCCGTTTCAGTAACCGTCTCTGCCTCGTCTACCCAGCACAGCAAGATGCGAGCCTTTGACTTGATGCTATCGAGGTTCCTTCTCAGGCCAGCGAACACGTAGGTGATGCGTCCATCCTTGCTGCGTATGTATCTCTCACCGATCTCGTAGTAATCAGCCAGGCAGTCAACTGAGCGTATAGCAGACTTGACCTCTTCCATAGAGGATTCATCGAGAGAGTTGAGGTGTTCTCGTGCGCAGAGTATCTGCCCTTGCTTACCAGCGACGCCCCAGCGCATACCCCATACAGCAGTCATTAGTGCGAATGAGCGCGTCTTAGCACTACCCCGGCCGCCATACGAGCAACGGTATCTAGCCTCCCCTGTGAATAGGCTGGCTAGCTTAGGCGGTAGTTCAATCGAGACCTTTTGCGACAAGTTCAATCACCATTGGTGGAGTCATGGAGCCATCGCTACTAGTGAGATCTGCGTCTACTTGCTTAAGGTCTGGTAGCGTCTTAGCGAGCATCTTGAGCCGTAGTTCAGCTTGCGTTTTCTTCTGCTGAATCTTAGCTTGGAAATGCTCGTCTTCTTTAGGGTCTAGTTCGCCAATTTGATCAATCAAATCAAATATATACTCGGCCTTACCCCTAATGCTTAATGCGCGTCTGTTCTCTTCATCTTTAACAGCGCGAACCTTCTGCCGTCTTGTAGCTGCCACCGTATCATTCCTCGTCTGGGTGCGGTATTGAGTCGGCCCAGTACAGCCCCATGCTGTGTCCTGCTCGTATCTCACCGTCCATAATGTCAGAAGCAGTCAAAGGCCACGACTCGACGGTCATATCGTCGAATGCAACCAGCACTGTTTTCTCGTCGGTTGGCATATTACCGGGTTCGATAATGCGCCAATCTATTTCAACCACTTGCAGCATAGCTCCTGCCTCACTGCTCCTGACAAGGATATTTTACGCTAATCTTCTGATTTCACAACATATTGTGGATTAGGCCCATATATTGACTCACCATATAGATCATAGTGGCGTAAATACTTGCGCATAGTGTCGTAATGAACACCAAACGCTTGGGACAATGACCAGATATCCACACCCTTATCGTAAAGGGTTTTGGCCTCCAGCAGGTCTTCTTTCGGAATCTTCAAGTGTTGCTCCCCCTAATAATTCTGGTAGTGGCTTGTCGCTCAAGCTGTCTCTCGCCGCCGCTCCTAGATTCCAACCATGGCTCCCGTCTATATGACTAGGTGCTACACTCTCGCCGCCTGTCGATGCCAGCAAACAGGTCAAGAACCTTCATCTTCGCACTCGACATCTAGCTCTTTGTAGTCAGGCCATGCGCCAAGGCACACCATTTCGTTGTAGAACTCTTGCTCTCGCAACTCATCCTCGTAGGAAGCATTGCCGCCTACCCCTAAAAGCAACAAGCCTAACAACAAAAGTATGATTAAAAACGAGTAAACGTCTGCCGGTATCTCTTTCATGGTCTATCCTCCCATAGTGCTACTTCAAAATCTTGACGTTGCGACGCCATGCGCTTACGTAGTTTCTTGAGAGCGGCCTCTTCGATCTGCCTTACTCTCTGACGAGAAATACCCATTACATCGCCTATTTGTTGATAGGTCATGTAGAAGTCTTCGTCTGTTGGCTTTTTCATCACTACCCCAAAGAAAAGGCCGCTTATGCGGCCAACTGTGATGCGATTGCTTCAAAGATGTTGCGATGATATTGAACTTGATTCTCCTGACGAGAGACTGCCACAAATGCGCCAACTGCCGCGTCACCAAACGCATATTCTTCGCCGCGAGCTTCGCTCTTAATCTCGTGCAACTGCTCTTGTGCATCTTCAAATGCAATTTCAGCTTTAGTCAAAGTTGCCCAAAAATCGTTGTTGATTGCGTCTTTCATGTTTATCTCCCTTTGTTAGTGGCTGTGTCCCCAGCCGATGAATACAATATAACAAGAGTTGTTATAGAACAAAAGGGTTTGCGACAAATGTGACGTTTTTTTAGGGGGCAGAAGGTTAGGGTGGATTCACCCGAGGTAGGCTCGCTTATCTACCGAGCTGGGTAATGTTTAGCCATCTCTAGCGCTCGCGCATTCTCTAGCTTACTTACAGCACAGAGATCGAGATACTCGGACTCAGAAAGCCCTTTCAGTCGCCCAACGAGAACACAGACCTTTTCTAGGTTCTCAATGTGCTTATAGCCATTGCGAGTGCAGAACATGGCACGCTTTACTTTCGTACACATAATCACCTCCAATACAGGCAAGGTAATTATACTACATTTTATGTTATGGCTACACTCCAGCCAGGCGCTCTTCTTGCTCCTTTATTCTTCTTTTGTACTCAGCAATTAGTTCCAGCAACTCAGTGTCAATAAATTTGCGAGGTTGATGCTTTGAGGCAACCAGCTCTTTCATGGCATCCAAGCCGTAGGTGTCAATCATAAAAACCGAGTAGCTATCGATGTTGCCGTTCTTGTGGTTGTTACAGCCTTTGCACTGGGGGTGGATATTTTCTTCGACTAAAAGTGTGGCGTTATGTCTTCGGCTAACAAAATGTCCGCCGTCCATATACTTATAAAGATCCACCTTGCCGCACGTAACACATTCGCACATACCGTTGTCGTCTGCGTACTTCATCCGCACAAGCTTTTGTAAGAGCGTTGCGGCCTCTTGTTTAAGTTTCGCAACTGTCTTGGGCTTTCGCGTCGCCAATGTTGAACTTCCTTTCTCGCAGAATAGCTTTCTCGAACTTACCACACTTACAAAGCCAGCCGCGTAAATAGTTAGGCTCAGCTAGTGTAAAGAGAGGTTCCATGCGCTCGTGGCACTTAATGCACCGCTGCTTCGGTATACGTGATGTACTCATTTAGAGTTTCTGTGTCCCCTGCCAACGCTGTAAACCACAACTCACCGAACGCGTCTAAGTCCATGTCTATGGTGACAGGATCGATAAACGGCTCGGCATAAACGTCAGTATAGTCTGCGTTCTCTCTATTGCTTATAGCGCCACCTATGTTTTTTATAAGTAAAACGACCGATCCTCCTCTTGCCATTGGCACAACGATTAGAACGATCATAGGCGGCCTCACTTAGAAATCATTTTATATGAAATCGTATTATACGCCACCTGACCGTATTCTTTATGATAAGTGATCACATTAGCTTCCCTCCCGCTAAGCCAGCCGCCACGACTGCTATAGGAATCAGCACTAGCAAGCGTTCTGTGCTGCTCAACTATCATAAGGTTTGTCTCTTTCTTATCGACACTATGGTAATGCCCCATGTGCGCGTAGGCGTGTTCTGTCCTACCAAACACCTCTCGATACTTTGCCGCAAACACGGTGTCTACGTTTGCCACCTTGCGCTTATGCCCATGATGAAAGAACAGGGCCGTCTTGCCGAACTCATAGCAGTAGTAAGTATCGGCTGAGTTATCGATCTTTACCCTTGGCTCGTTCTCGTACAAGGCGACTAGTAGCTCGCGCATCCAGATAGCGCTGAAAGGATCGTGATTAGCGTCACACCACTTAATATGTACGTGCTGGTGCTTCTCTAACAGCATACGAATAATCTGCCTGGTTACCCGTATGGTAGCTCTGACTATCTTGAAATTTCTTGAATCACTATCGAGTAGGTGTTTTGAGGCTTGGGTTAGTGGCTCGTAGTCATAATGCGCGAAGTCACCGAGCTGTGCATATACCGCTGTGTCAGCCTCCGGGCTTATCCTTATAGCTTCGGCAAACCAGTCGATTAAAGTGTCCTCGGCTATCTTTAAGTCCCAGTCACCGTTGCCGGTCTGCCCCGAGGCATTTACCTCGTCTTTATCGGCGAGCATACCCATGTGGTAGTCAGTAATCACAAAACAGTTGAGCAGCTCCGCGCAGTTAGTCTCCGGGGCCGGCACTGGCTTTTCTGGCGGGATCTCTTGAGACATTGCCTCAACGACCTCGCGCATTATCTCTAACTGTCTTTGCTGGTCTGCTTGCGACTTGACCCATTGGCCTACAGGTTTTCCGTCACTATTGTAGTAGGTAGACACCCCTTTGACGCCGAACCCGTCAGGTACAGTGTGCGTCATATCATGAGCGGGCGAGTAGCCTTTCAGTGCGGCTTTTGTTCTGACGTTTTTGACGATGTCTCTGACTGTCCACCGAGAGCAGCCGACCTCTTTAGCTATATTGGTATAGCCCATGCCTAGCTCGTGCATTTCTATGACGCGGCGTTGCTTATCGGTACTACAGTAGTCAAGTAAGCTCATGATTCCCCCTAGAATCGTTAGCCCCTGCCAAACCTCACATCGATGTCTTTGGTTTCAGCCAAGTGCTTTGCAATGACTCGATACACGTCGTCCACATCGTGCATCTTTAGCTGCGTTACGGATTTTTTGTTAAATAAAGCAGTCTGCACAGGACGCCATATAATCTCTTTTACGAGCGCCCCTGTCGGTTCTATGGGTAAGGTCACCGCCTGTTGCATATCGTGTCCAGAAGCCGCAAGAGCGCGTGCTATGTCATCACAATAGGCGTGTATGGCTTTGTTCTGCTGACTCGTAAGTTTAGGCGATAAGATCTCGTACACCTTGCCAGAATTCTGATGTTCCATGATGTACTCGCAGAACTGCTGCGCCTGGTACTTGTTATTCACCACCCAGCGCTCGCTCATGCCTCTACCCTATCGCCGTTAAGGGTCACGTATTGACCATAGGTCTGCAAGCAATGTCGCCGGAATGACTCAGATTCCATGAAATCGTGGGTCAAACAATCCACCGATGTCCAAGAACGAAGGCCGATTTTATCACGAACTTGGTTATTTGGTATCTGGGCCGCAAAAGGGCTAATGCCTCGCTCCTCTTTGCTGGCCTTATTTAGCCATGCTGTGATGAATCTTTTTATACCTGCCCTAGTCTTACGCTTTTTGGGATTGCTATCAGACCACGCCCCCATTGCCAGTAGCTCTCGGTAGACATCTAAGTCTGGATAGCTTTGCTGTAGAAAAATTGAATAGTCGTCATCGACCTCAAAAAATGTACCGTCGCTTAAAATTATCATGAGAACCTCCGCTCCTGTATCCAGGCCCATAACTCAGATATCGGTGCTAAGTCCTGGCGATCAACCTGCCACCCGGTATAGCCCTTACCCTTGTCGACCTTACGTTTCTTCTGATTTATTTTGTTTACACCTATACAGCCAGCCACATCAAACTGATTAGGCTCTTTGCGCTGGCATACCAAAACTGCAAAAGTAAACTCAAATTTGCAGGTCTTCGGAAACAATAAATTACCATGCTCGTGGAATGTAGACTTGACCTGTAACGTGATGAAGCGATCGCCTTTTATCGGAACAAACAGATCATTGCCTGAGTCTATGCCCAGCGTCGATGCAGAAAAGTCTAACCCTAAAATTTTAGCTACGGCTAGCTCAGCCCTTACGCCAAGCCTATCTATGGATAGTGGCTCTCGATCTTTATCTATGACCTTGTCTGCTACATTTGCAGCTCTAGCCAACTGCCATCGCAGTTTTCCAGCCTGCTCAGTCAGCGCCATCTCCGATTCATTAAGTTTAATTATCACCCACACTTCCCTTTTAATGCCGGAGCAAGCTCCAGCAAATCAGTTAGTTAATAATGACGAGCTATGATTACTGTATCGAATCTTGACATCTATCCGCTTGATCTGCTCTCGACCAGCGGGGCGCATCATAGAGAGGGTCAACTCTGCTCCGAGGTTCTTAGGTTCCTCGGCCTAACGCCCAGTAATCTCTGACAAAGAAAGGAAGGCATGAGTAGTACAGGGGAGTCTAGGGGTGTCCTAGAGCATCCTATTGTGTATACTACCCATGTCTTACTTCTTAGCCGAGTTAAGACTACCACAGATGACACCTACCAGGTCAAGTGGCTCCCTTTGGCCCCTCATCCGAGGGGCTTTTCTTTAGTAGATGATAAGTCGCAAAGCGCTTACCGTTCTTTGCGGTGACCTCAGTATGTATTTTATGACCCTGCATACGCAGGTCATTAATACGGGCGGCCAACCTAAAGCAGCCATACTCCTGTAGAGCATCGATTGCCGTAATAGGCTTGCTAGCCATGTGGTTTAAGATTTGAATTGATTGACTCATGTTTCCTCCCAATCTAAGAACTCTTCAAAAGTCATGCCAAAGTATTCCGCTATATCGACTATGCGACCTAGCTTCATATCAGGCGACTTCTTCCACCTGTAAATAGTCATCGACGTTACACCCATTTCTTTAGCCATTACGAAACCGTGTGGATCGCCGCATGATTTGAGCAACTTCGCGAGCTGCTCGCCTACATTAAAAGGGGATGTCATCTGAAAACTCATCCGATGGCTTTGCGAGGGTTTGTTTAACTTGCTTCACACCGTCAGCGTGGACCTTCGCCGGGTCTGGCTCCCAAGTGTCTAGCTTGGCATAGAGCTTATCGCTTGCCTTTGCCTTTAGCACCTCGACGTTTACCCATTCGCCTGGCTGAGAGCTTAAAAATGGCACCAGCTCCGACTTCTTGATCGATAACTTGCAGATAGCGTAGTCAGGTGCGTTACTGTTTCTCTTGCAGATCAAGCCGTCTACAAACACTATTCCATTACTCATTCTGTTTCTCCTAAAATTAGCTTTCTAGCTTGGTTGAACTCGTCAGATTTCAAATCACTACGCTCAGCAGTCGTGAAGATGCCGCCCTTGCTAGGTGCAACCCACAGTGCCTTCTTGTCGTCATTAGTGATCTCACCCCATGCCTCCGCTACGGATTCCCATGCGCGAAGAGCAAGGTGTTCTTTGATAAAGTACACAGACGCATAATTACGCTGTAGTGCTTCGTTGTGCGCCATGATAGGCCCAGTGTCTTGCTGTTGCTGGATAGCGTTAGCTACCTCATCGGCAGACGCATACTCTGTGCCACCAAACCCTAACGCGCTTAGACATCGACCGATCGCAGAGGTCTCTGCATTCTCAAGTGCTGACGTGGCGTTTATCTTACTCGCAGACCGCACCTCTTCTGAGTAACCAGTAGCCAATAGTCGGCCCTCATTATCTAAGATGCTGGCCTTCATGATCACCAGCACATCGTTAGCTTCTATAAGCTCAGTCGATATTGCGTAATCGGGATGCTTTGCCCGAAACTCTGAAACCCGCAATGCGACCGTCTTGTACTCTTTGCCGTGAATCTTTACTACTCCATCCATAACTAAGCTCCCTTTGCCATTTCTTCGTAGGTCACGTCTTCGTAACCCTGTTCTGGAGCCGCAGATGCCGCGTACTCCTGTCGAGCCAGATCAGAGCCATGCGCATACCCTTGCGAGTACGCATCACTCATTCGTGGCTTGATATCCATGTATCGCCCAAAGTAACCAGCCTCGAAGCCGTGGCGAAACTCCCTTGCAAGTAACTGGTGTGTTTTCTTCCAGCTCTCTTCCAGCACCTCGTTATAGTCAAGCATTACAAGCAACCTCCGTAAGCGCGCGAGTTGATGATGATGTCGAAGGCATAACCTAAGTTTTCCTCGATGGTAGGGCGAGCGTAATCCCAAAGCGTGTCCCGTAAACCGTCAATGAAGGGGTCAGCAGGGCGCTCAGGGGCAAACAGGTTTACAACGAATTCTGCTGGGTTGTTAGCACGCAGTAGAGCCTCAGACAGAATCTCGCCATACTGCTCTTCGACCTCAAGAATAAGGTAGCCGCGATCTTCCATGCTGAACTCGTCTATACGGCCAAGATCACCACCTACCTGGTCGTAAAGATCTACAGCGTCATACATGACATCTATTTTTCTAGACATAAGTTATCTCCCTTGTGTGCGACATTGCACAAGAGAAAAGATAACAGCTTATGTTATATATAACAACCCTTGTTATTATTTATATGGGTTTCAGCTACTGTAAGTCCACAATACTGGCGTGGTTGTTCTATCGTCAACGTGTACGAAACTACGAGCAACACCGACCGAGAATCCCATCTTGAGGGCTTCGTGGACAATGTTCATACGCTCTACACCGTTGCTTACTGCTATGTCGGCAGCGATGCCCTGGCAGTGTGTTCCAGTACCGGGGGCGGCCTTCACGACTTCATTAGGGTGGGAGGCATCTCGATAACCTGACGTTATCTTAAAAGGGAATCCGCACTTTTCTCGCAACTCATCTAGGCGATGCAAAAACGCCTCATCCATCTCGTTGGCGTTAGTGTGTGTGCAGTTAAATTCTTCGAGTCTGAAGTGCTTAAACATTACTTTTTCCGTAGGTTCATTAGCTTATCAGCGGAGCGCAAACCAAAACTGGCAGAAATAGCCAGAAACAGCAAGTAAGTATACCAGTCGTCAAGTTCGCCAAGAACTTCAAATCCCATGCGGACACGTTCAATCACCTCAGAGTTGTCTGTAATTACGCCGAAACTGATAGCCATCAGCGGCAGCGCAAGTATAATCGTCCAGAACTCGTCTTTCCATGAACTTTGTGTGGCATCGGCCATCTTGTTTTCCCAAGAGGCGTCGCTTTGAATGACCTGTAGTTTTCTCTCGTGTGTGGCTTGCTTTTCTTCAGCCTTGCGCTTGAAGTGGTCGCCAACAAGCCCAGTAAGTGGTCCTATGAGAGCTTGTAGCATTAGCTCATGATTCCTACAGCAGTAATGAGAAGGCCGATAACTGTAAGGGCAAACGTGCCGCCGTACATTAGTAGATTTTCGATACGCTTAAATCCAGACTCAGCTTTGTTCTCTAGCTTATCAAAACGATCATGGTGATCGTCGAGCGTCTTCTGTATGTTTGTGTATCTAACAAGGCACTCTTTTTCGTGTGCCTCTAGTTTAATCAATGCCTCTTGACCAACGTCCATAGCCTCACCTACTAAATGGTAGCGAGTCGAGAGCCGTCCAAAGGTTCTCGATCTCTGTGTCCACGCGCTTGAGAACGCGCTCCGTCTTCTCTAATGACTGCACCCGGTTGTTTACCGTTAGCACAGCCTCCGAATTAGACTTCTCTACAGCCGCAATACGATCGCGCAAATCTAACAGATCTTGCTGTGCTTTCATTATAGCTTCTAAATTAGTTCCAAGCTCGGCCAATTTGCCTTGCAACTCCGATATGTTGTTATCATCTAGCTGCTGTTCCATGTTGGAGATAGCCACTTGATAGCCCTGTAAGCGCTCAGATTGCGCCTCACGCAAATCATCGAACCGACCCTGTACAACTGCCGTCTCAGCAGTAGCGCCTGTCACAGATCTTTCTAGGGCTTCTAATCGTGCAAAGAACTCAGCGCTTGCATAGATTCCGCCACCGATAGTTGATGCAAATGTAAATACTATGGCAATCCAAACGCCCTTAATCTGCGTCCCGCCGACATTTACCTCTAAATCTTCAAGAGCCATAGACACCTAACTCCGTTAAACAAGCCTCTCGGTCCTGCGCAAACCAGCAACCACCTTCAGGTGATGTGTAATAAAAGTCCGACTGCGCGCCTACGGACATGATCTCAGCGTCTTGCATAAAGTAAGAATTCACGTCGAGCATTACGCTCATGTTGTACGATACAAAGTCTACGCTGACTGTGCCGGCCACGTTGTCAAAAAATGCGTCTCCGGCCTCGCTATAGCTTGCCGTGTATTGTGCTGCGGCGTCGTTAGCCTCTGCTATTAGGTTTGCGTCGTTAGCCACTGCGAAAAAGCTAGCAGCCTGCTGAGCGACGGCTACTACGTCATCCATTGACTGGTTATACGTCTCGACTTCTTCATCGGTTAAGACGACGGCTTCCTGGTTGTCATTGATGTAATTCTGAACTTCGAGTGCGCCAGAGTCGTCTAAGCTATCTTGATTTTGTTCTGCAAGATCGGAGAGGGTTGCAACCTCGATTAAAGCTGTAGCCGCATCGACATAGTTATCTATTGCTTGCCCAAGCTGGTCCATCTGAGCCTCAGCTTGTTGATCGAAAAACTCCTGCGCGCCCATATTAGTAAACGAGCCGTCCTGCATTGCCTTTATAGCTGAGTTATAAGCGAGCTGTTTTTGCGAGGTGATATAGGCGTCTTTATTAGCGAGGATATTGTTGCCAGGTATGCCGCCGGTAGAGGCTGACTCCATCATGCCGCCGACTGCAATAATACCGTTAGAGAAGGTTCGACGTAGCGCTTTGCTTGAATCGACGAGCTGGTCTAGCTCACTCGATTTCGCTTGCACGGAAGCGATCAGACAAACTGCCAGTATCCATCTCTTCGACATCAACTTCTTCCCCTACACCCAGAATGGCATCGTAATACGCCTTGTTTTCTGCATACATCGGGATATGTAGCTCTGGATTTTCTTTCAGCTTCAAATAACTCCGACGCCCCACTACAATTTTACCACGTTCTACTAGTGGACATGGACTACCAGATACCATCATGGCCTTATAAACATCTGGGTCTTGGCACATCAAACTTACCGCACTAATCTTTAAACCTAGCTGGCTTAAAACCAAGGCGTTTGCCCTGCGGTTACAAAACGGATCTTGCTGATATGTGCCACGAGACACGCCGAAGCTAAATCCCTGTACGCCGTTAGATGTGCTTTTTAAGCATGACTGAACACCGGAGCTTATAAGTGTTGGAGCCACGGCCGTACTGGTCGGCATCGATTTAGGTGCGTTGCCGTTGTACGTTGTAGTGGAGTTGTTGTTGTTAGAGTTCTGCTGAGAGAGATCGCCCTCCAAGTTATTGCCAGGAGGGTCAATTCGGTTGTCTGGTATCTCAGGGCTGTCGCGTACTTCTTGTGCGCCTATCGGCAATGCTAATAGCAAAAGCAATAGGCAGAAGCGTCGGCTAACCGGGTGGTGGTACACCCGGCGCCTCGACACTAAAACCCGATAGAGCAACAGCATCGTGCGGATACTGTACACAGATTAAACCTTTCCTTCAACAATCCGCAGCTTCTTAAAATCAGGGTCATTCAGCTTACGCATGATTAGCTTGCGCCGGCCCTCGTAGTCGTCCCACGACACGTTCTCTTCTTTCATCCATTGCGCTAACAAGTGCATGGGAATCGATCCGACACACCACGACTCTGGCAGCTTGCCAGCACCCATAGAGCGTAGCATCTGTGTACGCTCAAGATACGGCGTGTTGTCGTATTGTTTTTCGACAGTAAACGTGCCGTCATTGTTGTTGTGAAATGTCTCTTTAGTCTTCACTTATCTGCACCTTCTTTTTTCGTGGCGCTCGCTTTGGCTTTGGCGGCTCTGGCACAAGCTCTAAATTTGTTCCATGTGGAACAGCTTGCTCCGCAGTTAGATCAACCATATCGCCTCGAACGTAGCGCTTGCCATCAATAAACCACGTCCCGGTTACTACTTTATACATAGTGCGTCCTTAAAAAAAAGGGGGCCGAAGCCCCCAGCCACTCAATTAAGAAGTAGTGTTGTCGGCAATAATACCTGAAGCCTTCTCGTTCTTACAAATGAGAGTAAGCTCAGTTGTTACCTGACGTGTAGTTGAGTCACCAGTCTTCGCAAGAGCGATGTTCTTGGTTGGACGCAATACACCAACAGCCCACATATCAGACTGCATGATGAATACGTCACGCGAACGGTTCTCACGCGAAGGAACGAACTCTACTGTACCCCAAGGAGTTACATACACATCCATGTGCTTGATGACGCGCTCGTCTTCTGCCTTAACGGTAGAACGCTGGTTGTTGTTACCAGCAAAGCCGAGGGCTACGTTCATCTGGAAAGCTGACAAGTAGCAAACGTCAGGGTTTCCGCCCTGCTCCCAGATAGACTGCATGACATCGTCAAACTTAGCCTGTGAGAAAGCAGTTGGAGTTCCGTCATCTGTACGTGCGTCAGTTCCGTCACCAGTTGGGTTTGCACCAGAGTTACCTGATTGGAAGTTCACGTTAGTGATCATCCACGCAGGCGCACCAGCAAGCTCACGAGCGGTAGAGCTGTTACCAGCAGCGCGCGCGTTGTTATCGAAAAGAGCCTTCTCGATGTCGAGCTTCTGCTCTTTTGCAGTCTTGAGCATTTGGTACGCTACTTCTGCTGCACGACCTGCCTTCTTCAGACCTTCGTCTGTGTCAGGAATGTTTACTGCGTTCTTAAAGATCTGCGTATACGATCCTAAGCGAGTTGTTGCAGTACGCGCAGTTGCAGTAGTTGCATCTCCCTCGATATGGGCATTGGCAGCCGAACTTCTCAAAGAATCGGTTTGCCATTCGTGGAAAGTGTTGCTTGCTTTTAATTTTGCACAAGCAGTGTAAAAAGGAGTCTCTTCCATTTGTTACGCTAAGGCTCTTTATCCCTAGCTCTTAAGCTTTCGCCTAAGTATCGGACTATATCTTCACCCTAGAAGGGTGTCGCGCACTCGTGGAGCTTTACCGACTGTTCTAGTCTCCATGCTCTAGTCTCTGAACCTTCTGCCTGTCCCCAGGCAGCTTGGCTGCTGATTGGCTTATCATTTCTGACTTAGCGTCCCAGCAGTTCACGCGATTATCGCTTCTGAATTACTTCAGAGCGGCCCCAAGTTAAGGCGACACGTCATAGATGACGTCCTCAAGATCTTCCCGGATACCGACAGCATCATAGCTGTCGAATGAGTTAGTTGGCTGTGCCATGATAATTACCTCTCGTTAAGAATTAAGCTCATTGCATCGTTGATGCTTCCTGAGCGTTTAAGTTTAGATCGAGCCTGCCTGCTCTGATTGCGATTAGACGACGTCTTTTTCGATCCAGCTTTCACAACGCTTGAGGGCTTAGGCTTAGCCTTTTCGACGGCCTTCTGTTTCCCTTTCATGATCTCTTGATACTTGATGGCGTCGTTCAATACACGTATTGCCCGGTGATCCATCACAGCTCCGATCTCTTCTGGCTGATAGCCATAGACTTCTGTACCTATGCGTAGCATAGAGTCTCTTGTCTTGGTTGCTTTTTCTGGGTCGGAGAACTCAGGCATAACCTGGCGTAACGTCTCCATTTCGCGTTCTAAGTAGGCTTGTTGCGCTTGCTGTTGAGCTTGTTGCTGGTAAGCAAGCGTTTGCTGCATTTGAGTCATATCTTGCTCATATTTTTTCTGAGCTTCTTGATATGACAAATTAGCTTCCATGTACCCAATCATGTCAGACTCATAGTCTTGTTTGTTGGGTTCCACTGGCGGCTGTGCAAAGCCGGGCTGTTGCATCTGCTGATACAACGAGAGTACGGCCTCACCAGCTTGAGCCAGTGTCGCATTAGCGGTTTCAGCTTTCTTGCGCAGGTCAGCGACTTCCTGCATACCCTTCTGAATGTACTGTTGACCACTGTAACCACGCTGTAGCTCATCAAGCGTGACCTCTGTCTCCGTGCCGTCTATCTTGACGGTGTAAGTTTGAGGCTGCTCTTCTTCGGCTACTTCGTATTCATCTTCGTCAACGTCAGGTTCGGGTTGCTCCTCTGCCTCGTATTCTGAGTCCTCTTCGGGTTCCTCAATTTCTGCGACTTCGGGCGCTTCTTCCTGCTCTTGCTCCTCGTTTTGTACGAGAAGGTCTACTGCTGATTCGATGGAACCATCGAACTTTACTTCATCAGTCGTTTCCACGGTACTGATCTCCTTTGTTGTTTATCGAAGATAGCTTCATCCGTGAGGATGACTGCCATGCGATCTTCAATCTTCGCTAATGCCCTTACAATTTGATGGGCGTCCTCCCGGTCTTCCGAAGAAGAGTGCGGGTTTAGGAAGACATTGGCTGTGTCTTCTCTAATCTCGTTTAACAGCATATTGAACGACTCATCGTTCTTGAGGCGCTTAACGTGCGCCGCACGATCTTTGATGTTCAAGTTACATACCCATAGGAGTTCTAGGTGCGTTCTGTAGCTGTTTAATGCGTTCTACATCTACGGCTGTGCCGTACTTTCCAATAATCTCTGCCGCAGCAACCAATAGGTCTTGATCCATCTCGTCTCGCTTGAGATCGTCATCAGCCATTGCCTTCTGAGCATCCAGCATCATCTTTTGCTGGTCGAGCTGAGACTTAGCCATAATCTTCATTTGGTCTGACTGCATCTTGACCTGCGCCTTCATTTGCTCAGCTTGCATATATGCGGCGTTAGGGTCGCTGCCTTGCTGCTGCCCCTGTTGCTGCTGTTGCATCATCATCTGCTGCTCCATAGCCGGGTCGATAGGCATGAAGTAGCGTTCCGAGTTGCGGACACCATTGACCGCCAATATGTCCGACAGTGTATTGCGGATGTTCGACAATGAGACCATGCCGTTACCCGGTCCATACGACTGGAATATCTGAATCTGCATCTGTAGCGCCTGGTTCAACACAGCAACCTTTTGGTCTTCTCGTCCTGTTCCTAAACCGACATTGATAGACACGTCCATGCCTACATTCCACGACCGTGGATCGACCGGCACATAGCTTTGGCCTTGCAAGCGCATCATCTGCTCTTCATCGACATTCTCGACCATAGACTTGAGCATGAGCTTGAACATCTGGCGCATACCGCCTTCTGCTAGGTTGCGAGCCATAACCTCTATCTGAGCCGCCTGAGCTTGCATAGTGGCCGCGACAGCAGTAGCGGTTGTGCTTTGTAGGGCATCAGGTGACAAGCCAGTAGACGCCTTTGTTACGCCGGTCTTATCTTCTACCTGCTGATCGAAATACTGTAAGGCAGAAAGGGTCTGACCTGCGACGAATGGGACAGATTGTGGCTGAATGGCACCCGCCTGCTTGACCCGGATGATGCCACCGATCTCGTTGTTTAGTAGGTCGTCTACATTGACCGCGCCATCGATGATTTCAACGCGAGGGTTGTTAGTCAGTGCGACGTTATCTAGCACCCCACGGAGCATTGCTGTCGCAGCATCTTGATCGTTCAAGATAAGGTCAGCGATTGACCGGCCGTAAAATGTATGTGGCTCAGGGTCCACCTCAAACACTGCAAACGGAATGTGTCCGCATGGCTCGTAATTCAGTAGCTTATATTGGTTACCACCGAGTGTTACCTTGTGTAACTGTGCTACCCCAGTGCCATTTACGTCGATCTTCATGTAGGCTTCTGTGACCGCTACAAGGCGCATTGAGGGGTCTTGTACGTCCTCGTCAGAGTAATCTTCTTCATACCCTCTACGTTGGTACTCCTCCACCTCAGAGAACGTATCAGAGTGCTGTAAGCCGCTTAGATCGTAGACCTCTTCGTAGTCATAACCCATAGCCACCAAATCACTAACGCGCATTTCTGTGCGATGAGCAACACAATAATAGTCATCGATCGAGCGTGAGTTACGATCAATGAAAAACTCTTCTGGAGGCAGGCTTTCAATACACATCTTGCCGCGCTCAACTGTGCGGGCAATCTTGAGGTCATGAAGAGGCGATTCAATTTCCATGCCCATCTCGTCCATTTCCATGACCATCTTGGTTGTATGCTCCAAGACTTCCACGTCATCTTCATTGACGAGTACAGAAAACTCCATGTCATTAAGGTCTTGGAACTTAAATACCTCTTGGTCTTGGTACATATCCCAATAAACCTTGACCACT